CAACGGTTTGTAGGTAAGACCACCATCCTCGGTGCGGGCTACGGTATGGGCGCAGTCAAGTTCCAAGCACAGCTAAAGAACTTTGGGTTTGAAGTGGAGCTTGATGAGGCTCGTCGCATCATAAACATTTATCGCGAGTCCAACTGGAAGATCAACCACTTGTGGCGCAACTGTCAGAACATGATTCGTTACATGACCAACGGTGACACTATGCAGGTAGGTAAGGCTGGTGTGTTGGAAGTGTTGGGATCGGAACGTGCTGTCAGATTACCGTCAGGGTTGTTGCTACGGTATAACGACTTATCAGCAGAACAAACCGAGAACGGGTTGGAGTACAGCTACAAGACCCGTCGAGGCCGAACTCGAATTTACGGCGGTAAGGCTACAGAGAACCTGTGCCAAGCAGTAGCGCGTTGCATAATTGGTGAGCAGATGCTACAAATTAGCAAGAGATACCGCGTTGTGTTAACAGTTCACGATTCGATTGTGGCCTGTGTACGTGACGAAGAGGTGGACGAAGCACAAGCGTACATCGAAGATTGTATGCGCCAAGTCCCAACATGGGCGGCAGGTTTACCTATCGACTGCGAGAGTGGTACAGGTAGGTCGTATGGAGATTGTGAGTGAGTATAGCGCCGTGGTCGTTTAGCAAGGCGAAAGCCTTTGAGCAGTGCCCTAAACAGTTCTATCACGAGAAGATTCTCCAAGAGTATCCGTTCGTCGAGACTGAAGCTATTCGCTACGGCAATGCGTTTCATACAGCCGCTGAGGAATACATCCGAGACGGTACTCCGCTCCCTAAAATGTTCGACTACGCGCAAGCTATGCTCGACTCACTCAACACCAAGAAAGGCGCGAAGCTGTGTGAAGAGAAGCTGGGTGTAACTGAGAACTTGTTACCGTGTAGCTTCTACGACAAAGAAGTGTGGTACCGAGGTATTGCTGACCTATTGATTATCAACGAAGAAGACGGGTTGGCATGGGTAATTGATTACAAGACAGGTAAGAGTGCGAAGTACGCTGACAAGGGACAGCTAGAGTTGATGGCGCTGTTGGTGTTCGCACACTACCCAAAGATTACGCACGTACGTGCTGGGTTGTTGTTCGTCGTGAGTAATGACCTAGTAAAAGATAGCTACGCCGATTCCGATGCGGGTATGCTGTGGACTAAGTGGACAAATATCTACTCGATTATGCAGATGGCTGAGAAACGTAACGTGTGGAATGCCCGACCGAGTGGGTTATGTAAGCGCCACTGTCCAGTAACAGTATGTGTACACAACGGGAGTAACTAATGGCACGTAACTACAAGAAAGAGTACAGGCTACAGCAGGCACGTGGCGAACACGAAGATCGTATGGAGCGTCAACGCGCCCGTCGTAAGATGGATAAGACAGGTAAAGATGCTAACAACAACGGTAAGGCTGATAAGCGCGAGGGTAAAGATGTAGCGCACAAGAAGCCGCTGTCACGTGGTGGGTCTAACAAGGACGGTGTGTCTGTACAAAGCCGAAGCCGCAACCGTGCAGATGGTGGTCGTTTGAGCCGTGGGCCACGGAGAAACAAGTAATGGCATTTCCTTTGGTTGTATGGGAGAGGACAAGGCTTCTCCTGATATCAGGTTATCGAGAGGACGAGGTGGCGTCTAACCTCGCTCTTGAGTTCGCTGATAACCTTGATGAGTTCCAACTAGAAGACCTACCCATGTTGGTACGGTCTGCAAATAGACAAATACAAATGATTAAAAGAAAAAATCACACGCCAGTAAAAGAGCGTCGTGTATATGGAGAACCCCGTGCAAGTGTTAAAGAACAAGGCTCTATTGCTACGATTACGAAACCCAAACAAAGTGACGACGGTGCTACCGAAAAGTCAGGAACTTTCGGGTAACCAAGTTGTTGTTAACTGGGGAGTAGACGAAGCACACACCCTAAAGAATCTAAATATTAACGTGCCCTCACCTATTGAAGGACGTTACGACTGGCCCGGCCAGTACAAGCCGTACGACCACCAGAAAGATACAGCCGCTTTCCTCACTATGAATCGGAGAGCTTTCTGCTTCAACGAGCAGGGCACAGGCAAAACTGCCTCGGCTATCTGGGCATCAGACTTCTTGATGAAGCAAAAGCAAATACAACGGGTACTTATAATATGTCCGCTATCCATCATGGATAGTGCATGGCGTAATGACTTGTTTAGTTTTGCTATGCACCGAACTGTGTCAGTTGCCTACGGCAGTAAGCAGAAACGTAAGAAGATCATTAACGAAGGGTCTGACTACGTTGTCATTAACTATGACGGTGTAGAGATCGTACTTGATGAGATCATGAACGGTGGGTTTGACTGCATCATCATTGATGAAGCGACACACTATAAGAACCCACAGACTAAACGATGGAAGACGCTGTTCAAGCTACTGAATGACAAGACGTGGCTCTGGATGATGACAGGTACACCCGCCGCGCAGTCGCCCCTCGATGCTTACGGGCTAGCCAAGATGGTAAACCCCACAGGTGTGCCGCGTTTCTTTAGTTCTTTCCGTGACATGGTGATGCACAAGGTCACGCAGTTTAAGTGGATGCCTAAAGAGAGCGCTACGCAAACAGTGTACGAAGCACTGCAACCCGCCATACGATTCACTAAAGAAGAGTGTCTGGATCTGCCGGAAATGGTGTACACCAAGCGCGAGGTGGAACTGACGCGCCAGCAGAACAAATACTACAACGACCTCAAACAGAGACTTGTTATACAGGCCGCAGGTGAAGAGATCACCGCCGCTAATGCCGCCATCATCATGAGTAAGCTCTTACAGATCGCATCCGGCGCAGTCTACACCGATGATGGAGAGGCACTAGAGTTTGATATCAAGCACCGATACAAGGTACTGCGAGAAGTTATTGATGAGAGCAGTAAGAAGGTGCTGGTGTTTGTGCCGTTCAAGCACGCTATAGACATTCTGACTAACAAACTACGAGCGGACGGCATAACGACTGAAGTCATACGTGGTGACGTGTCAGCGCCAAACAGAACAGCTATCTTCAAACAGTTTCAAGAACAAGACGATCCACGCGTTCTTGTTATCCAGCCGCAGTCAGCGGCGCACGGTGTCACCCTAACAGCCGCAAACACTGTGGTGTGGTGGGGACCAACCAGCTCCCTCGAAACTTACGCACAGGCCAACGCTCGCGTGCATCGATCAGGGCAAGACCACAAATGTACTGTCGTACAGTTGCAAGGATCGCCCGTAGAAAAGCGTGTTTACTCACTACTAGATAGTAGAATAGACGTACACACAAAAATGATCGATTTATACAAAGAACTGCTTGACTAGCTCATAACGTGTAAGTAAAGTGAAAAACCCGACACTTGTGTCGTGTGCGAAGGAGACTCAAATGAGTGAAGAAGCAGGGTTGGCTGAGAAGCTAACACGCGTTTACCTAAAGATCCGCGACGAGAAAGCCAAGCTATCTGCGGAGTATAAAGAGAAGGAGTCCAGCCTTAACCAACAAATGGATAAGGTGAAGACCGCCCTACTCGATTACTGCAAAGATCATGGTCTCGAAAGCGTCAAAACTTCTGAAGGACTCTTTTACCGTTCGGTAAAGACAAGGTACTGGACCAGCGACTGGGAGCAAATGCACAAGTTTGTGCTTGAGCATGAAGTTCCTGAGTTTATGGAAAAGCGCCTTAACCAAGCCAACGTGAAAGCGTTCCTCGAAGAGAACCCCGACATCGTACCTAAAGGTCTCAATGTCGATTCTGAATACACCATAGCAGTGAGGAAAAAATCATGAACGGTCCGTTTGTGCCAATTGAAGATCTGTCCAAGCACTTCTCTGTATCTGTATCTACGATCAGAGGCTGGGTGCGTAAGGGACACATTCCCAAGAACACCTACATAAAAGTAGGTAACACCTATCGGTTTTCTATTGCCGATGTATCTGAAGCCCTGACTCAACAGCACAACGATGTTGTTTCGTTTAACGAAGCACTGGGTGTTGATGTAGCTCAGATTACGGTTGATGGTCTAGAAGCTCAAGCAGAGGTTGATAAGTCTGATGAGCATTGGGCTGACATGTTTACCGCTCCTATTGACGATGATGTCTGATGGACCGGATTAGCCTAAGTGGAGGAGTGTTTCGCATCATCGAGGGTGGGAGACAGGTATCTACGGTAGAAGACACAATAAAATTTGTTGTGGTAAACGCCGCTAAGGTATCTCGTTCTTACTACGCCGGTGCATTCGATCCCAACACCCCATCACCACCTACGTGCTGGTCGGCGGATACAAACCAGCCATCGCCTGATGTGCCTGTGCATAACAGACAAGCATCTCGGTGTATGGATTGCCCCCAGAACATTAAGGGGTCAGGACAAGCTGGTGGACGTGCGTGTCGATTCGCACAGCGTTTAGCGGTTGTTTTAGAGGACGACCTGAGCAAGGTGTACCAACTACAACTACCAGCAACATCGGTATTTGGTAGAGCAGTAGAAGGTAAGATGCCAATGCAAGCCTATGCACAACATCTTTCTTCTCACAGCACACCTGTTATTTCTGTGACAACACGTTGTTCGTTTGATCAGGATAGCCCCGTGCCCAAGCTAGTCTTTCAAGCCTTCCGTGCCCTCAATGAAGAGGAGCTAGATCTCGTTGTCTCGTTAGCACAAAGCAATGAGGCCAACGAAGCGATTTCATTAAACCCGCCCCAACAAGGGCAACCCTTTGCAGAGGTAAGCGGTTTTGTTTACTCACCTGCGAATGCAAACCAAGGAGACTGATATGTCAACTGAGCAACATGTAATACCCAACGCGGTCGCAATCTACCCAAAGATTGATCGCCCCTACCGTTTTGATAACACCGAAAATAGATCGGTGCCATGCGATGCATTGGATGACGGTGCCGAATACACCCTACAGTTCAAGACTGATGAGGACACAGCACGTTCGCTATACGCTTACATGAAAGCGCTATACAACGAGCGTAAGAAGTCTAACTGGCCTGATATCAAGAACCCGTTCAAGAAAACGGACGATGGTATGTTCCAGTACAAGGCCAGCCTCAAGGGTGCGTACAACGGTGAGAAGACCAACAAGCCAGCACAGTACGATGCCAAGACGCAGAAGTTACCTGATGACTTCCAGTTAACAAGTGACAGCGTAATTAATATTGCTGTTGTTGGAGTTCCCTATAGCGCATCGATGGGTGCAGGGGTATCTTTAAGACTGCGCGGTGTGCAGGTAATAAAACTAGCAGAACGCCAATCTGTATCACCGTTTAGTGCTGTGGATGGTTTCGATGTAAGCGAGTCAAATCCGTTTGCACAAAGTGCTCCAGCACCGAAGGCTGATGACTTGGACGGGTTTGATGAACCTGCTCCAGCGGAACCCGCCATCGAGGAGCCAACCAAAGTTGTAAAGAAATCTGCTCCAGCACCCGCAGAGAATGAAGACCTCAGTGCAATTATCGACAACTGGGACGACTAAGTTACTCGTCACAATGGTAATTGAACCGCGTTACGGCAGGGCGGGGGACAAACGTCTCTGCCGTAACGTTGCAAGCAATGGGTGGGTACATGGAAACGAAAACATTTTTAGAGAGGGTACTTAGTAGCGAGGGGCACTATTGCATATTTGCGGCAAAATCGGCGGACGAGCGTAAGACACAAAAATTCTATAGCTCTATCGACGATGTTGTGGAAGCCGCAACGCAGTTTGACCAGCAGGGGTACGACGTATACTACGGGCTAGCAACGTT